GTTTGCCCTTATTTGGACTGGGGCCAACAAGAGATTTGACGAGTACGGTAATGAACAAAAATTAGGAACCAACGGTTTTCACAGCTTTTTTGCACACTGGAATGAACATCCAGACCGCAATGAAGCATGGGCACAAACAGAACGTGCTAAGATTGGTGAAGAACGTTTCCGCAGAGAGTTTGACTGCGAGTTCTTGATCTTTGACGAAACATTAGTTAATGCTGTTCGTCTTGCAGAACTGAAAGGTATCGACCCAACTATGACTATGGGGCAGACTCGCTGGTATAAAGACATAGATCCCAAAGCAACCTATCTAGTAGCTCTTGATCCTAGTCTAGGTACAGGGGGCGACTATGGAGCTATACAAGTATTCGAAATGCCCTCTATGGTGCAGGTAGCTGAATGGCATCACAATCTAACCCCAATACAAGCTCAAGTCAAACATATGAGAGAAATATTGAGATATATCAACGATCGGGGAGTAGAAAAAGGTGGAACTCCGCAGATTTACTATTCGGTAGAAAACAATACTCTAGGCGAAGCAGCATTGATTGTTATTAGCGATCTAGGCGAAGAAAACTTTCATGGACTGTTTTTAAGCGAACCTATGCGAAAAGGACATATCCGTAAGTTTCGTAAAGGATTTAATACTACTCATCGTTCAAAAATTACCTGTTGTAGTCAACTTAAAAACATGTTAGAAACACACAAGATGGTATTAAAGTCCAAGCCTCTAATTTCAGAGCTTAAAACATTTGTTGCTCACGGTGTAGGATTTGGAGCAAAAACTGGTGAACACGATGACCTAGTATCAGCTACCTTACTAGTAATACGTATGGCTAACGTACTGGCAGACTGGGATCCACACATTTACGACAAAATGACTGAAAAAATCTCAGAAGAACAGATGCCTATGCCTATCTTTGTTAGTATGGGCCTTTGATAAATACACTTATGGACGCAAGAAACAATATCGCAACAGATTTATTCTATAAAATTCGCAGCAGATTCTCGGGCTTAAAATTAGGCGCAGAAACTGGTGTTATCACCATCAATCCTGAAGAAGCAAGATTCTTTGATTTTGATTATATGGAAGGCGAGCAACCAATTGGACATGTCAGTATTAGCCTAGCTGAACAGAACTCTATGAAAGTTTACTTCAGTCACGGTATTACAGAATCTATGGATGATGGCCAAAAAGACAATTGGTACAGTTTCTTAAAAGAATTACGAACATTTGCTAAACGCAGATTATTGAGTTTTGACACTAGAGATATTGCCAAAGATAATCTCGATAAAAGAGATTACCAATTTTTAAGTCAGAACGCTCAACCTAAACAAACAGAACCAAACACTATACAAAAACCCGTCGGAGAAAGTATTATGGCAGAAAGTAACATGTACGGTACTAAGACAGTTAGTTACCAGAAGTTGGAAAATACCCGCTTAATTATCAAACACAGTCAGCAACTAAGCGACGACATGGCACCCGGTGCTAGAAGTCGTAATATTGCCGGGCTATTTGTTGAAAATGCCGACGGTGAAAGATTTAAATATCCTTTCATTCACTTAGCAGGTGCCCGTGCAATGCAGCGACATGTGGCCAACGGCGGAGTACCGTACGATGCTATTGGCGAAAGTATCATTAGAATGAGCGAAGAGATTGCACAATTAAAGAGCTTCGGCAATTATGTTGTTCGCAATGACTTAATGAACTCTGATACTAACAACGTTGTAGAAAAATCAACCGAACAATTAAACAGATTGCGTGAGCAGGTAAGAGCACTATCAAAGCAAGGCCACTATGAGGCTTATAAAGAATCATTCCAGGCACAACAGCCATTAGAAGTTCCACAAGACGTAGTAGAGCAATTTACAGATCAATTTACAGTTAAGAACTTTAAAGAAGACATTGCAAGTGTATTTCCGGTCTTATATAGACTAATGAAAGAAGGAAACACAATAGGCTACGACGACATAGTCGCTATGACACAACAAGATGAAGTAACCAACGAAGATGTTGAAATCGATCTAGAAGACAATGATCCATTTGCCAAGTTTGAAAACTGGGTAATGAGTCTAGGTGAAGATTCAGCAATCGTCAGTGAAGATCCAGAAGAACAAGCAGCAGCAATTCAAAATCTACAAGAGCTAGTCGGTGATGTATTCCCAGCAGGCGTAGACGGAACCAACGCTATTGAAAGTCTAAAAGGCATTATCGAAGATCCCTCACTATACAATCAAATCAAAGAAACAGCTAAACAAGATGCAAATGCAGATGTTCGACAGATTGTACAAGATTGGTTGAATACCAATGCTCCAGAAACACTAGAACAAATAGACTTTGGTGACATTGAAGATCCAATGGCCTATGCTGATCAAGCAGCAGACAATGATGCAGTTGCGTATGGACAACAGGAAGATGTTAAGAAGAGTGATGTTCCAGCATACTTACGCAAGCAGAAAGGTGAAGAGCCATTGACTTTGAAAGATCTTGAAAAAGAAAAATCAGCGGGCAAAATTAGCCATAAAGATACATTGGCTAAGAATCGCGGCGAAACAGACGAAGGCAGCGAAGAACAAACGTCGGGCAAAATGAATGTTCAAGAATTAGCAGAATTTATCACTTCATTCTATGACAAAGATTCAGGCACATTCCCCAAGGGACCAGAAGGCGTTTGTACAATGGTAGGCAAGAAGTTTGGTGAACAGGCAGAACACGTTGCTCGTAAATTTGTAGAACGTATGGCTCCACAACAGACAACAGAACAAAATCCAGAATTAGCTGAACTAGCTCGTATTAAAGAACTATCAGGCATGTGAGAATTCGTCGGCAGTACTAAAGAAGGGGGCACTAGGTGCCCTTTCTTTTTGGATAAATGCGTGTCAACAAACAGTCAATCTAAAGCGTTATATATGTACGCAGGCAGAATTGTTTGCGCTTACCATAAAGGAAACTCTTTAAAATGAAATCAGCAATCGCAATCGTAGCATCGTTGTTCGCAGTATCAGCATTTGCTCAAGCACCGGCTGCACCAGCAAAGAAAGAAGAAGCTAAGCCAGCAGCAGTTGCACCTGCAGCCAAAGCAGCCGACAAAAGCGCACCGGCCAAGCCTGCGGATAAAAAAACCGAAGCTCCTAAGAAGTAATACATTAAAGTTTACCTTACTCAACGTACAGGACGATAATGGATATTGCATTAACGACGAAAGCCTGCACGTTGGGTATCGAAGACCTGTTGTAATCAATTGCCAAGAATTATCGCATGAAGATTACATAAATCTTAGGTTAGCCAATGCTCGTAGATTGGCTATGGCAAAATATAAAGAAGTCTGGGGTTGAACCCAGACTTTTTTATTTGGTAAAACTAACTCAAAATATTTTAGAAAAAGTTTGACTTTGCTAAATAAAAAGCGCATAATAGTTGTTATGCGAAAGGCATGTAGTAAAAACCATTTTAGGCTTAGGAGGCAAATACAATGGCAACATTAGCAGAAATTCGTGCGAAACTTCAAGAAGCACAATCAAAGTCCACAGGACAATCAACAGGCGGCGGCGACAACGCAATTTACCCACACTGGAATATGCAAGAAGGCAAAGAAGCAGTAATACGCTTATTGCCAGACAGTAATCCCAACAACACTTTTTTCTGGGTAGAACGTGCAATGATTAAATTGCCATTCGCTGGAATCAAAGGTGAAACAGATTCACGCCCAGTACAGGTACAAGTTCCATGCGTTGAAATGTACAACGACGGTTCGGTGTGTCCAATCCTTTCAGAAGTGCGTGGCTGGTTTAAAGACAAGTCACTAGAAGAAATGGGTCGTAAGTACTGGAAAAAGCGTTCATACATTTTCCAAGGCTTCGTTGTTGAAGATCCTATCAAGGAAGATAAAATTCCAGATAATCCAATCCGTAGATTTATTATTGGTCCTCAGATCTATAATATTATCCGTTCAGCATTGATGGATCCTGAGTTGGATGAGTTGCCAACTGATGCTCTTAAAGGTCTTGATTTCCGTATTGCTAAGACCAGCAAAGGCGGTTTCGCAGACTACTCTACTTCAAAGTGGAGCCGTCGTGAGCGTTCATTGACAGCAGAAGAAACTGCAGCAATTGAAGCACACGGATTGTTTAACTTGTCAGATTTTCTTCCTAAGAAGCCCTCTGACGTTGAACTAAAAGTAATGAAAGAAATGTTTGAAGCATCGGTTGACGGTGAAGCCTATGACTTAGAGCGTTGGGGACAATATTTCAAACCAGCAGGTTTGGGTAGTGCCACTGGCGATCCTAACAAGGCTGTAGCATCCCGTGCTCCGGCAGCAGCTCCTTTTGATG